CGATTGACAAATTTAAGTCCATTAGCAACGAACCCTTCATGTGTTTCACTGCCATCATCTAAGTATCCTTTGACAGGACTAGACTCTGCGGCTTTGTCTAATTGATCTACGATGTTTTGTTTTAGATTGTACAATGCTATCCAAATCTTAAATGCACCCATTACACCCTCTTTGTGAGTATTGAAATGATTAGTGATCTTTTGTCTCATTGAATCAGTCATTGGACGTTGCTCAACGAATTGAATAAAATCATTATATAAGTTTGATAAATCTTTTGAAACTATTTTTTTATTAATAAACACAGTAAACAAAGAATTAAATGCGTTACGTGCTTGTGGTGCTGAATTCATTAAGATACGAACATCATTGCCGTGTTGAGCAATTTCTGATTCTGCTTGTGATTGTAATTTAGTAGGCATTTTTATTTTAGGCGTAATCGGCATCTTACTAGGTACGATTGCTACATCACTGTTGTTATGTAAATTACCAATTGTCCCGTCAAGTGATGATGATTCATCTGTAGTTTCTGCATTGACTGGAATAAATGTATGTACACCTATGCCGGCAGTTTTACCACTTAACATGTGTCCTACTTCACTATCTGCTTTAACTTTATATGCAATACCATTTGGATTCATTTTAAATGAGTAGTAGCCATCTTGGTCTTCTAATGGTTTAGCAAACAATAAATCTCCCCAATAATATCCTAAGGTTCCTCTATCTGCTTTGTCTAATCCGTCCCAAATACTATCAATGATGTTGTATAAGTCTCCTCGATCAACACCTCTGTTTTTATCATACTGTCTAAATTCTTGTGGGGAAAAGACTTGTCTACCTGTACCGTCTTTCTTATTGAACATATGTTTGTCCATGATAGAAAATCTACCTTTCTGATCACGTCCAAAGATGAGAGCAGGATAGCCGTCCCATTTAATTGTAATTGTGCCGGGTGTTGCAATAGTTTTTTCCATTGCACTGATTGCTTGTTTGGCACCTTCAACATCGCCTAAAAACACTAAATCTTCTGGATGATCTAAGTGTCCCTTTGCTTCGACTAAGTTGATTTTTTCTAATGTACGTAAAGTATTAGATAATGATTCACTGAGGTTCATTGTTACCTCGTTTTCAGTGATGGTATTTTTTCTGCTCTAATTGCTGATTGAGTTTTAGATTCTTTAACAGATTTCTTTAATGGTGCCATTTCTGCTTTGTAAAACGTTTTAGGATCCATCGCATACATTTTTGAATACTTTTGTTGTTCTTCTGCTGATAACGCATTACCACTAAAATCAGTCCACTGTTCTCCGTTATAAAAATATTCTGTTCCGCCTGCATCTTTAATTGCTATGCCTGCAGGTATCTGTACAGGCTTCATTGGTGTTTCTTTTGATTTTAATTCAGGTTCTTTTGCACCTTGGGCTTGTACTGATTTCTGTATTACTTCTGCACCTTGAGCATTTTTTGTTCCTATAGGAGCAACTCCTACAGTAGATGTTGCCGCCCAAGCACCGTCTGCTAGTTGGACTAAAATATTTCTGTCGATTGTTGGCTTAGATGGGTTTTTTGAAGCATCATAAGTTTGCTCTAATGCATCAATAATTTTATACAATACATCTTTACTCTTACTATAGTCAACTCCTTGCATCCATTGTCCAAACCAGTCTTTCATAAAAACACTAAGCATTCTGCCACCTGTTGTTTCTACATCTGTTTGGTCTGCTTGTTCGTCAATAACACTTTCTAAAATTGTGTTTAGTTCAACATACTTGATCCATTCAGTAAGATTACCGTTCCAACCTGGGTATGCTCTTTTAATTTCTTGTGTGGTCAAACCTTTATCAATTAAATCTTTGATACTATATTGTTGCCATTTCATTTTACGTTTAGTTGGTACTTTGGGCTTGTTAAAGCCATCTGTTTCTTTACCAAAATCAGATGGGTCACTTTTGTACTCACCATATTTTTCATGCCCTTTCATTTTAGGATTGAACATTCTTCTCATTTTTTCTTGGAAGCCAGGCATTAACCTTTGTTTATTATTTACATCAGTTTGACCGTCAGTTTGACCTTCTGGATCGTCACCAGTAACTGAGCCTGGACCCACTGGTGGATTAATTAATCCTGATTTAAGACCTGAATCAATTGTACTTAATGCATCACTAACAAAATCTCTTACAAAAAATTTGTATGCCAATCTATCTAGTTTTGTTGTTCCGCCACCTACGCCTATACTAGGTGCTTTTACTCTAGGGCCACCTGTACCGCCCATTCCACCTTGACCACGAGTTCGTTTATCACCGAACATCCAGTCACCTAATTTATTTTCATTGATAATAACTTCATCAAACTTCATGTTTGCTTACCCTTGATACTTTTTAATCGTTTTTGAGAAACGAGTTTTGTCTCGTCCTCGGATAGCACTTAGCAGTTTCTTTTCTAGTTGTTGAGCCTGAACGTCATCATAGTTACGTTGAATAAATTCAATTAAGTTGACAGCACTAGTAATAATATTGTTGCCGCGAGACTCAACAATATGTGGAATATCTCGGTTACTACCAAAATTTTCTAGTTCTTCTAAAAGGCTTTTAGTTTTTTTCTGCATAAGTATATTTCCTTACTACTATTTAGTCGACCATGACCATTTTGGATATTATTTGTCTTTTAAAGTATTCAATAATGATTTTAATTTTGTACTTTGTACATCACCATTGACTCGTTTTTGTTCAGGTTCTACCTGCTCATCGACTATTTCATTTGTTTGCCCTACTTGTGATGTAGTTTTAAATTTATCCATGATTGCTTGTGCAGATGGTTGTGATGTATTCTGTGTTGGTGCGTTAGTACCCGGGTCTGTGATACGTAGTGTTTCTATATCAAATGCTAATTCAACTTTTTGTCCTACACCAGAACTTGATCTTGTCTTCATTAACTGAATCTGATACTGTCCACGTTCTCTCATACTACGTGATGTAAAGATACCGAACACGTTATCTGCTGTGTTAATCTTACTGATACCACCTGAGATATGACTATGATCGAATTCTATTTCTTCTACTGCACTTCTGTTTAACTGTGATGCAGTTACGAAAACTATATCTAATTCTTTTGCTAGGTTACGTAATTCTTCTGAGACATATTTGTCTTTAACAAACAAGTCACTAGGACTTACTTTAGCACTTACAGGCATTAACAAATCCAAATAGTCAACACACATAAAGTCTAATTTCTTGCCTGTTTGTATTTGTAATTCTCTTGTGTATGCCCTAAGATCATTAACTGTAGACTGAGCAGGCATGTATTTAATTTGAAAGTTACCAGATGCTTTTTGCTTCATCTTAACTTTCATTTCAACATTATCTAAATCTCTAAACACTTCTTTAGCCTTAGTATCAGTTAACATAGAATCAATACGCATTGCTGATAGTTCTTCACTTAACTCTAATGTAATGTATATACCTGATAAACCTTGCTCTACCCAGTTGACAGATAAATTTTGCATGAACAATGATTTACCTGAACCTGATCCACCTGCAAAGATTTGTAGTTCACCTTTATTGAATCCACCATAGAGTTTTTGATCCAAAGATGGCCAGCCTGTAGATGCTTGACCATTACTTGATTTCAAATGCATAAGACGAGCCCTAGGATCTTCAAAATAATCGATACCTAAATCTCTTTGTAATGATATTTGTACTGCATCTTTGATTAACTTTTCAACAGGATCATAATCACCCTTCTCTAACAAGTCTGCTGAAGACATAATTGCTCTTTCTAATTCTTGTCTACGAGTAAATGATTCAAACTCAGACATAAACCATTCGTAATGACCTTCATCCATGCCTTCAACAACATCGATTGTTTCTCCCGTTGTTGCTTTAATTTGTGTTGAGTCAGGAAGAATCTTATAAGAATCTGAATGCTCTCTCATAAACTCTGCAACAGGTCTTAGTCTTCTGTCAAAGTTTTCTGAATTAAAAATATTATTAACCCTAACAAACAACTCTGCGTTTGTTATCATCATTCGTAAGAACAATTCTTGTACTTCTACGTTAAATTCTTTTAGCAATTTTATTCCTCATAACTTCTACTTTTATTTTACTGTTTGTAGCAGAGTCTAATATACTTAGTAATGTATTCAGACGTCCATATTTAATTACAGCATCATTTGCATCTTTAATATCTTCTGACCAGTTGGGCAAAGACACATCATAACCTAGTTCTAATGCTCTTTCACATATACCTAATCCTGTTTGATCCTGATCAGGAACAACGATAACACGTTTGCCCAATTTGTTAATTACAGCAACTTGATTATCATTGATTGTATCATGTGTGAGTGCTAAGCCATTCAATGAGATTGCATCAAAGATACCTTCAAACACTAAGACAACTTCCCACTCATCTTTTTGTAAGTCTGTACCAAACACATAGCCTGGTTGTTGATCGTTGATGAACTTAGGATTTCTATCATCCATAAATCTAATTGTACTACCAACTACTTTGTTTTCATATGTATATGGGATAACAATACCCTGTGCTTGTCTACCCTCTGCATTAGGATTAACCATAAAAGGGTAATCGTTATGTGCTAATCCTCTGTTGTTTAAGTAATCAATATACACTTGATGATCTTTGTTTGCAGTGTAAATTAATTCTCCTTCTGGCATTTCTTGTTCTTTAAACTTAGGTAATTTATTTTGTTTCTTTTTGTGCAGAATAGAATCTAGCAAATCTTTATGTTGAATTGAATGCAATGACCACTTGTTAATATCTGTATCTGGCATGTTACACCATGATAAGAATGAACGAGTTCTTCTACTAATTGCTCTACCTAGTTTGAAGCCACACTTAAAGCCACAGTTAAAACAATGATAGTTCCAATCATCACCGTCTGCTTTAACACCCCCACGCATTCTTTTGTCAGGATTATGTCCATTGTGATGACAGCAAGGAGCATTGAATGACGTCCAGCCACTTTGCGTCTGCTTCTTTTTGCCAGGGATAACCGTAAGTATATCAAACATATCTGATATTATAGACGAAAACGAGAGTTAAAACAAGTAAACAGGGTAACTTATCTAGCCAAAATAGTAACTATATTACCCACATTTGATTCAAACTTAAGTTTAATAAATGGATGATAACCATTGATAGTATAACCAATAGTTCCAGATTCACTAGCACCGTTTGCGGCGTTGCCATATCGATATGAATTGATATCATAGAATCCAGAATCGACAAGAGTAGAACCTTGTATAGTTAGATTTCCTACATAATCTTTATAATCGATTGACGTAGTTAAAATAGGATTATCTTGTGTATTAATAATACTTGAATAATAAGTCACTGACTCTGAATTTGCATTCGCATTTGCATCAGGGAATGTTTGATCAGAAGGTATTGTAACTGTTTGTGATGGTACAAAAGAAGGTAGAATCGAATCTACGATGTTTAAGTCTCCTCTTGCTCCTGCTTTAGAATCTACAAAGACAGGTAAATTAAGATTTCCACTTGGCCATTCTAATGAGTAGTAACATTTTTGTGATTCAATGTTTTCTATTTCAGCCGCTGTCGTGTTTAATTGAAAAATACCATTGACATCTAGTACTGGTGTTAGAGCCTTTCTCAAAAGGATTTCGGTACCATCTGAGTTAAGGGCTCTAAATGATATTTGTTGGTTAGCAGTTGCAATAGATGATAAGTCAACCGGTTTTTGTTCCTGATTTAGAAACTGAAATTGCAATTGATTGTCAACACCTTTATTTAAGGTTAATGGTTTTGAATAGACTGGCATATATTTCCTCGGGCTTGTGCCTGATAAGACCACAACGACTTGTCTGACTGTATATGTATATACTGATGTAGTGTACGACACAAATTTTAATCTCCTATAGAATATATTTATCTCTATGTGTGTTTACCAAGAAATTTGACCATTTTTTTGAGGCTACTAAATACAATACAGATATGACAGATTCAAAAAAACCAATCGACTTTTTCGTAAAACTCACAGAGACACACCCCTTTATATCGGTGCTACAATATGCTGGACAAGACTTTGTAGGCATTGTTCAAAACCGTGATGATCTGGTGACAACTATCTATGACTACGGTGCAATAGTTGATGCAGAAAAACGTCTTAAGTTTTTAGAATTAGGTGATGTTTGGTGGTGGGAATCGAATCGTCAAATCCCTATTCATTTGTTTTTAAAATCAGAATGGTCAATGTTTAAACCGTTCTTACGAACATTCAATAATAAATCATTAACATTACTTCACGGACCAATAGTCAGTATGACTGACTTTCAAAAGAAAAG